TTTAGTTCTTATAGATTTACACGCATTTAACCGTTCTTGCCACATATCACCTCGTAGTTCACGTTCTTGCATTAGATCTTGTATTTCTTCTTCCATATGGTCTAAAGCGACCAATAGTACATTTGTTTCTGTGTTTGTTAGGTTCATATTAGTTATTATTATTGATTAACCACATTAATTGTGCATACTCTTCATACTCTCTTTCACTTGAAAATTCATAATGTTCTTTCATATTTAGTAGTATTTTACTTTAGATCCTTTGTTATTAGAGTTCATGAAGGGAGTTCCGAAAGCTAAGTGATTTAGTAATTTAAGTTCGTTAGGTGTTATAGATCCTTCTTGCAACTTTTGGTGTAATGCTTCGTATTGTTCCATTTTTATTGGTATTTTACAGTAGACATAGTACATAGTCAACTTAGTTATTAATTATTGTTTGTTACACTTATATTATCAATACTTTATCGTATTTAGTTTGTAAACTCTAATGGGTGTACTTTTATTTCATTGATAGAATAGTATAGTAGGTGTTACTCACCTCTTCTTAGAGTCCAACTTGCCTTACTAAATCGTCTATAAGGTCTTGTTCTACTTCATTTTCTTGTATTTCGCAATTATTTTCTACGAATTCTTGTATTTCGTTGTATACTTCTTCTCCGGATGTGTAGGAAGATAGGAATTGGAAGTGATTTATAGTATCTTCGTCCCAATAGTAGTGTTTTTTAGTATTCATTGTTATTATTTTAAATTCATATATATTATCAAAAGTTGGTCGTGTACACTTTGTAAATGCTATACGTCAAAAAGTAGGTAATTTTCACTAGAAAATCTAATAGATCGCTGAGGATTAGGTAATGCTATACGCTGCCGCGTAGGACGGAGTCTACTCTTCCGATCATATTTCAAAATCAGGCTCCATATTCGCTACTTTATTTAGGTAACGGCTGGGGATAATTAAAAAGTGTGACAATAGCCTGTTATATATTATAATAGTAGGCTACTGTCGCATTATTTTTACTTGTTTATTGAATGAAACGCTTTAGCATATTGTTTTAGTTCGTTGACTATTGTTTTTATTACTTTCATATTATTATAGTTTTAGATTCGTATATATTATCGATTGATGATCGTGTTTAGTTTGTAGAGGGGTTATTTAACCTCCTCCACGACTTCTTGATCAATGATCTCGGCTAGATGTCTAACATTAGTTGGTAAGTTAGTTGATTGAGACCAATACCCTCGTTTGATCCAACAAGGCATTATGCTTAGCTTAGGTAACATTGCCTCAAGTATGGTATCGTGGTTGTATGTTACGACTTGATTTTTGTTGTTGACGAATGTTATTATTTGATTTCGTCCTAGCCATGACTTTCTTACTACGAAGTTCTTGCGATTGATTGGAGGGAAGATTAGTGCTTTTTCTTCGTTAGACATTTTTGCAATTGCATTGGTAATTAATTCTTGATTTGACATAATTTAATTTATTTAGTTATTATTATTATTTACTTTGTTACGTTTATATTATCAAGTAGAAGTCGTATCTACTTTGTAATTGTTTAAAAAATAGGGGTTAAGGGTGTGAGGTTTAGTCTATGGATTGATTAATTATAGATTGAATTGTTTTTAATGTTGATTGATCTTTTGGATTATTTTGAAGATAAGTATGAAATACTTTTTCAATGTTGTTGAAATCTTTTGAGTAATGTTAATTGATTTTGTTAAAGACATTTGATATTTGTTTTAAAGTTATTATTATTAGTTTCTTAATTCACTTATATTATCAATATCACGTCGTATCCACTTTGTAAATGCTATACGCTTCGCGTTCCTCCGCTCCGATCAAGAGAGGTTCCCAAGCACACACATCAGGACCAGGACCAGACCACACACAGGCCAAAACATAAGCAAGCGCAAGCACATATATACACGTACATACACACATACATATATATACATTAACACATAGTTAGTTGCATAGCCAGATAGCAGCAGCCGCAGCCGTGTCGTGCCACGTAAAAGGCAAAAACATTCCAGGAAAATTGTAAAAAAAGGGCCCCGTGGGGTAAAATAAAAGCGTTTTTCTTTTTTCAAATGTGGATATAAAATGGTATATAACCCCTTACTTCTTCATATCTAACAAAAAATTTTTTTCAAAAAATTCTAAAGATCCACAGTGCGACAATAGGTAGTTATATATAATAGTAACAGGCTAACGTCGCATTATGAGAGCATGTAAATAAGTTGTATCGTGCGTGAGTATATAAGGTATGGGAAAACAAAAACTATCGCCACAAGCCGCTGCTAAGAAAAAAGCGAGAGATATTGCTTATGCAAAAGGAATGGCCTGGCAAGGTAAATCTACGGCTAAGTTTAAAAGGAAAGCTAAGAAGGCAGAGAACCAGAGGATAGGACAAAATAGCACATCGGACATACACCATGTTAATGGTCAAGTCGGTAATACTAAAAGAGTTTCCATAGCAAGTAACCGAGATACGTTTAAAAACGGTGATCGCAAGAAAAAGAAAAAAACAAATAAAAAATAAAACATGGCAATAGTATATACATACCCTATTGGAACTCCCGCGTCTGGCGATTTACTAGTAGGTACAAAAACACCGGTAGAAGGCGAGGCTTTTGAACCAAAAACAACTTTAAACTTTACGGTCTCTTCGTTATTAAGTTTGGGTATAAATGGTACAGTAGGTACTATACCTGTATTTACAGGAAGTAACACTGTAGGTAACTCTATAATTACTCAGAACGCTAGCAAGATAGGTATCGATGTTGCAGTACCAAGTTATAAGTTATCTGTACAAGGAGATATTTCATTAGTAGGCGGTGGAGAGAACTACGGTATCTTGTCACCAATTGCTCAAGGAATGCAAATTGCTGTTGGAGATCCCGCAAACGTATCCAGTCCTTTAGCTACTTTTGATGGAATAAATCAAAGAGTAGGTATTGGGACTAATACACCATCACAGAAATTACATGTTGATGGTGCTGTTAGAGTGACCGGTGGATATTTCGATTCTAGTAACTCACAGGGAACTTCTGGTAAAGTTTTATCTTCTACTGGTTCCGGAACTAGTTGGGTAGATACTATATCTGGAACTGGATTAGCGGATACAGTAGTGCGTTGGACGGGCTCTAACACTATAACTTCTAGTAGCATCAGAGATAACGGCACAAACGTCGGTATTAGTCAAGATGCTGGTGATGAAGTTCTGACAGTAAGTTCAGGTGTTGGTAACGGTATTGATGGTGTTTTTATAAAAGATCCTTTCGCTGGTGGGAGTCGTATCGTAAGTTCTAAAAACCCAATGCTGTCGTTAGGTACAGCTGCGGATACTGGAGCCACTTCAACTATTTTTATGGGGCATAATGCTACGGCTGAGAATCAAGATTGTAAAATAGAGTACAATAGAGGTGGTGGTTCAGATAGTAAATTAAGTATTTGGGTCAAAGGGCAAGGAACGTATAGAGAACACTTAAGATTTGGTGACCTCCCTAATAGTACCCCTAGATCAATGTTTTTTGGTAACGTTGGAATTAACACAACTAGTCCGCAGTTTAAATTAGATGTTGGTGATGATATGAGAATACAGACCAGCAACAATCTTTATTTTGGTGGAACACAGTCTGTACCTGAGTGGAGTATTAACGCTAGTTCAAGTGACTTACTTATAAACGATGTAGCTACCGTTCAAGGAGCCGTTTTATTTCAGAATGTAAAAGGTATCGTTCCGCGTAATGCTACAACTGCAGAAATAAGCGCTATAACTGGTGCTAATACAGGCGCTATGGTTTACAACACAACACTTAATACTATTTGCTTTTATAACGGGTCATCTTGGAGACAAGTTAGCCATACAGCAATGTAAACTAAAAAAACATAAATAAATGCCTATAATCAATTCTTACCCACAGGACATAAACATTCAAGATCAAGATGCTTGGGTAGGAACGGACTACAATACCCGTAATACTAAGCAGTATACAGCACAAGCGGTTGCTAATTACTTAAACCAAAAAGGTAAAGTATCTATAGCAGGTCAAATTGCTTATAAATTCGTAGACACACCATTCTCAGGGCAAGGCACAATGGCTCTTAGCCCAAACAATGGAACATCGTTCTCGGCGATAACAGGGTTTAAGATAGCTAAAGCTAATTTAACCGGGAAACCAGTTGTAGCATATTTGCAGTTCCTAGTAGGGCAAGAAATATTGATAGTAGATCAAAATGACCCAGAGAGTTTTGGGCACTACACTATTAATACCTACACGGTAGACGCGAACAATGATCAGTACTACGATATTGCTTTATCTTTCTTAGGAGGTAATGGTAGTATAAGCATCGACAACTTCTATGATATAATAAACTTCACCTTTGGAGATAAGACTTTTATATATGATCAAGTTACTCCTGCAACAATATGGACGGTTCAACATGGGTTAAATAAGTTCCCCTCTATAACAGTAGTAGACACAGCAAAGTCTGTAGTTATAGGTGATTATACCTACGTAGACGACAATAACGTAATACTAAACTTTTCAGCCGCATTTGCAGGTAAAGCATACTTCAACTAAAAAACAAGCTAAAAATAAAAAAACATGGCAATTAATTATTTAAACACGGTTAATCTTAACAAGAACCAATTAGAGCAAGCGGCAATAGAAAACTTAACCGCTAATCCTGCTTCAGGAGTATTGGGACAAGTGTACTATAATACAGTTTCTAGTCAACTAAAAGTATGTACAACAGCTGGTAACCCAACAGGAGCCGTATGGGCTGTAGTAGGTTTAGGTGACACTACTTACGATTTAGCCTCAGCGGCAAACGTTTCGGCTGGAGTTAATATTAATTTAACAGGTAGCGATTCCTCTACGGATACTATAAATATTATAGGTACAACTAACGAACTCGAGATAACTCAAACAGGTACTGCTAATAAGTTACAGATTGGTCTTCCAGCTGATGTTACTATTAGTAATAATCTTACGGTTAGCAACAACACTTCTGTTGGTGGAGATTTAGGGGTCAGCGGTGACTTCACTGTTAGTCAAGATGCCTTTTTTAATGGAACCGCTTTTGAGATAGACGCGAACACTAATATTGAAATAGGTTCTAACAAGCTTGCGAATGTTGCAGATCCAACTTCCGCTCAAGACGCAGCCACTAAGGCTTATGTTGATGCGGCGACTGTTGGAGGTCTTATATATCAAGGAGGTTATAACGCTGCTACAAATACTCCAGATTTAGATTCATCACCTAGCGCAAGTATTAAAAAAGGTTGGACATACACAGTAACAGCTGATGGTCTTTTCTTTACAGAACAAGTAAGAGTTGGCGACGTACTTATTGCAGAAAGCGATACTCCAACAACGTTAGCTAACTGGACAACTGTTCAAAACAACATCGACCTTGCTAGTTTAACACAAGTAGGTATTGGTAATGTGAATGCTGGAACTGGTATATCTGTTACTTATGCTTCAGGTACCGCAACCGTAAATGCTAGTTCTAACGGAGCAAGACAAGATTTACTTTCTAGTGATGCTAATGTTACTAGAACAGAATCTGGAGGGATAACTACGTTTGCATTAGACGTTGGAGCAATATTAGGTTCAACTAGCGCTTTAAATGTTAAAGCAGAAATAATTTCTGCCGCCGGTCAAACAGTTTATGCAGATATAACAAGATCGGGAACTACATTGAATGTTATTTTCACAGGTAGTGTAGCTAATTCTGCTTATCAAGCTTTGCTTATTGACTTAGCGTAACAATAAACTTAAATTAAATGGCAATAAAATTTTTAAATACAGTCGCGGTAGACAATAACGTTCTATTCGTAGATACAGTTAATGACCAGGTAGGTATCGGGACGGCTAGCCCCGCGGATAAACTGCATGTTTCAGGAGGCGCTATTAGGCTTGATAACTTTTATCAATTAAGATGGGGAGGAACAGGAACTGGTATTTATGGTCATTCTTCACAAGGTTTAAACTTTTTTACAGACTCTGGAACGACTAGATTAAAGATAGAAGACGGAGGTAATGTAGGTATTAATACTACTAGTCCTTTAAGTAAGTTTCAAGTAAACGGACAAGCGTCAGTATTAGGAAATTCATTTAACGGGTTAGCATACTTTAACGGGACTAACGCTTTAGCTAGTTACAACACAGCTAATAAAATTGTAATGAGTTCAAACGGCTCAGCAGATGGACTATACACAGGAGGATTACATTTAACAAGAAGAGCGCTAACACAGCAAGGTCATTTTGGTTCAGGAATAAGAGGTATATCAGTAGGTACTGTATTACAAGACAATGCTCTTGAACTGTACACATCCACAAATACACAACAAAATGCCACAAGGTTAAAGATAACGTCTAACGGTAACGTAGGTATAGGGACGACTAGCCCTGGTTCGAAATTAGAAGTTAATGGCTCGATTGATGCTGGGGGAGATGGTTATTTAATAAACGGAATGGGGTGGGCTTTAGAGAACTCAGGTGTTTTAACATTAGGTGATTGGGACGGTCAAGAGTTTTCAACTCGTATAATGGATAACAACTCAAGCGAAGTGTTAAGAGTTACTGATGGTAAGGTCGGGATCGGGGTTACTGGTCCTAGCTTTAAATTAGATCTAGGTGATTCTACAGACTCAAATAACATGTTTAGGTTAAATGGTAACTTTTCAGATGTTTTATTTTCAGGAAACGTTAGCGCTCCAACGGGAGGAGTAGGTCTTTGGAACTTTATAAACACAGGAACTAACGCTACTAAAAGATTCTATGTGCAAGACGCTAATAATTCTGACTCTAGATTAACTTTTGATTTTAAAGGTAATGGTGGAGCTATTGACATATTAGCAGGTACTTCAAGCGGTAACGTCGGGATTGGAACGACTAGTCCTGATTCACTTTTAAATTTAGAAGGTGCTAAAAACACTTCAATAATAACTTTAGGAAGTACAACTAATAATTCATCTTGGTCAGTTGGCGATAAAATTGGAGCAATTAATTTTTACTCAGCAGATGGGTCAGGAGCAGGAGCAGGAGTTAAAGCGTCTATATCATACGAAGTAGAAGCAGGAACAACAGGCTCAACTAATTCAATGATTTTTAGGTCCGCAGGCACAGGTGCAGGTACTAACAATACAGAAAGAATGCGTATAGACTCAGCAGGCAACGTAGGTATTGGAACGACTAGTCCTAGCGCTAAGTTAGAGATAAATGATGCTTCTGCTCCTAAAATGCGATTTGGTAGAGGTTCTTCTTATTATTGGGATATTGGACACACTAGTAGTGATTTTCAAATTCAATCACAGACAGGAGGGACAATAATGCACTTAAATTATGACGGTAACGTAGGGATCGGGACGACTAGCCCTACTGAGAAACTAGATGTAGCCGGAATAATACAATCTAATTTAAATGGATTTCAGATTGACACCGGTAGTTATGGAGACATTAGACTAAGAGCCTTCTATGGTGCTCTTAACACCAGTGCGACTCTTTATGTAGGAGGTGTTAATGGATATTCGTGGCGCCCTGTGTATGCTTCAGCTTTTAATGTAAGCTCTGATTATAGATTAAAAACCAATGTAGTAGATTTAGAAGAAGCTATAGAAAGAGTAAAACAAATAAACGTACATAGGTTTAATTGGAAAGATAGATTAGACGAAGAAAAAGTTGATGGATTTTTAGCTCACGAATTAGCCGAAGTTATTCCTGAAGCTGTTACTGGAGAAAAAGACGCAGTTAGAGAAGATGGAACTCTTGATTACCAAGGAGTAGACCAATCTAAAGTAGTGCCTTTACTAACAGCAGCTTTACAAGAAGCAATAAGTAAAATAGAACAATTAGAAACAAGAATACAAACATTAGAAAACAATTAAACAATGGCAATTACTTACAAATGGGATATCCCTACAATGAACGCTCACGTTCAATCAGAAGGTGAAGACAACGTAATCTACACAGTACATTACAGATACACAGGCTCTGAAGAGTCAAACGGTAAAACTTATTCGTCAACTAATATTGGTACTCAAGGTTACACTTATGTGGCTGGAGAGCCTTTTACGCCTTACGAAAACACTGAAGCTTTTGAAGATATAGTTATCGGATGGTTAGAAAGTTCTTTAGACGTAGATCAAATGCAAGCTAGTATAGCTGCAAACATACAGTCTCAAATTACACCAATTAATGAAGACTTATACTTTACATGGCAAAATCCTGCATTACCTACTGAAGAATAAAAGGTAATTTATACGTCAAACGTGTAATAATACTAAAATAGTATTAAGAATTAAATCTAATTAAATAAAATGAGTAACGCAATTGTAAAAAACCTCAGCTTTGGCGATGAGGCAAAAAATAATGTGTTTAAAGGTATCGACAAACTAACAAAAGCCGTAAGTTCTACTTTAGGGGCTAGCGGAAAGTGTGTCATGCTTGAGAACGAGTTTGGAAAGCCAGTTATTACCAAAGATGGTGTAACTGTAGCTAATTCAATAACACTTAGAGATCCTATTGAGAATATGGGTGCAACGCTTCTAAAGGAAGCCGCTAGACAAACTGTGAAAGAAGCTGGAGACGGAACAACAACAGCTACAGTACTAGCACACTCAATTCTTTTAAAAGCTTACGCTGCTGATAACAGTGGGTCTCGAGAAATGAAAAAAGGTATTGAAGATGCTACTAAAAAAGTAATTACGTACTTAGAAAAAATAGCGGTACCGGTAGAAGGTAACATGATAAACAATGTTGCCACCATTTCAGCGAATAACGATAAAGAATTAGGAAACGTTATAGCAGAAGCTTTTAAAGAAGTTGGAAAGAACGGTGTTGTAACAATGGAAGTGTCAAATGACAGTTCAACTAGTTATGAAGTTATAAACGGAGCGGCTATTGATAAGCCTTTAAAAAACTTTCACTTTATAACAGACGAAAGTAAAAAAGAAGCAGTACTTGATAACCCTTTAGTATTGCTTGTAGAAAATAAAATAGAAAACATACGCAAAATACAAAGTGTATTAGAATATGTTATAAAAAACAATAAACCTTTACTTATCATAGGGGAAGCGGACGAACAAGTAGTATCTGCTTTAGCGATGAACAAGTTGAAAGGCAATATTAAGGTAAATATTATCGATACTCCTGATTTTGGTATATATAGAAAACAGAAGCTTCAAGATTTAGCTTTGCTAACAGGAGCTACGGTCGTAAATGAAGACCTTGGAGACGACTTAGATATGATTCAAGTAGAAATGCTAGGAAATTGTTTAAAGTCTATTACAAATAGCGAGGAGACTATTCTGCAGGTAGAAAATACTACTGAAGAGGTTCAAGATGTTATTAACGAAATACAAAAAAGTATTGAAGAAGAAAAAGCTCCTGGTGTTCTAAATAGATTAGAAAAAAGATTAGGTTTACTTTCTTGTAAAGTTGCCGTGATAAAAGTAGGCGCTAGTTCTGAAGTTGAGCTTAAAGAAAAGCAAGATAGAGTAGAAGATGCGATGTGCGCTACAAAAGCAGCTATTAAAGAAGGTATTGTGCCTGGAGGGGGAATTGCTTTGTTAAACGCAGCTACATTAGTAAAAGCGTCTAACGAAAATGAAAAAGTATTATTAGAAGCTATTAAAGCTCCTTTCTTGACTATACTAAAAAACGCAGGTTTAGATGAGGTATATCCACAAGGAAAAGGTAAAGGAATAGACGTAGTTACTGGAAAAAGTGTTAGTATGATTAAAAAAGGTATTATAGATCCTTTGTTAGTTACCAAAAGCGCTTTAAAAAACGCAGCATCAGTTGCAACTACAATATTATCGACCGATTGTGTAATCAACAACTTAAGAGTAGAAGATGAAAGCAATAGGTAGAAACTTAATAATAAAAATCATTAAAGAGTCAACCACTAAAACAAAAGGTGGTTTGATTCTTAATGAAAAAAGCAGAGAAGATATAAGGTATCGTAAAGCTACCATTGTATCAATAGGAGAAGAAGTTATAGGTGTTAATAAAGAAGACACTATATACTTTGATAAAAACGCAGGTCATGGCATAGAGATTGACAATGAAAGGTTGCATGTTATAAAAAACCAGGATATAGTTGTTGTATTATAATGCGGGTCAATGCTAAGGACATAAAAGAATTAAATTTATTAAAACATTACCGTGTAATACGTAAATGGGCATGTAGAAATAATGAGTTAAATGATGCAGATCTTGAACTACTTATTTACTTTGATTGTATGGATTATTTTACTAAACACGATTTTCAAATAGGTACATACGCTTATAGCTGGGATAATAGACGATGGAATAGGTTACTAAAAGAAGGTTGGATTGTTGTGTGGAGAAAACGCAACAGAACCACTCAGAAATATCATATATACAAAGTATCCTTTAAGTGTAAACAGCTAATAAGCCGAATGTATCGAATAATGTTAGGTGAAGAAGATATTCCTACTAGCGAAAAAAGAAACAGTATTATGAGAGGTAAAACATATACAGATAAAGTTTTACAAACAGCAATAAATAACGTGAACAAAGATAAAAGCAGATAACAATGATAGACCCAAAAGACCCAAAAAATAATAACGACCCTTACTCGTTAAAAACCATACAAAAATCGTATCCCAACGCTGTATCAGTAAAACCTAGAAAAAATAAATCAGGCGTTACAGTTACGTTTAAAGGCGGTGGAACTGCGGGTTTAAACAGAGGTCCTTATAAGCAAAAGCAGGAGAGTCTTGCTAGCGCAATAAATAAAGTTATAAATAAAAAATAAATTATGTTTGGAGCAGCACTTGGGGCATTAGGAATGTCAAGAAACAATGGAGAATACGCCGTAGATACAAGCGGAGGACTTAAAGGAATGATACAACAGTTGGCACAAAGAGGAACTACTTCGGAGCCTAATATACCTATGTCAGAATCTTACAACTCAGCTGCGTCATCACCAGTTTTTCCTCCAGCCACTCAAGAAAAAGCAGCGGCTTTATTTGGAACTGACAATCAAAGGCAAGCTTCTACTAGTGGATTTAAACAAGAAATAAAAGAAAGAATAATGAAGGACATAAGCTCTTTATAATATATACCTATTATGACTTTTACCGATATAAAAATATATGCACTAAATGGAGGTAGCTTGATGTTAAGTTTTACAAATATAGACTCAGTTTTAAAAATAATACTTTTAAGTGTTTCAATAGGATACACGCTGCAGAAATGGTATTTAATGAATAAAGAAAATAAATAAAACGCTATGAGCAATATAAGTGATCACATAACTTTGAAAGAAGGTATCAACTCTTTTACTGCTAAAAGAAAAGGTATAGATAACACACCTAATGAATACCAGATAACCAACATGTATATATTAGCTCACAAAGTGTTTGAGCCTTTACGCAAATGGGTTGGTGGACCTATAAAAATAAATTCTTTTTTTAGATCCGAAGAACTTAATAAAGCTATAGGCGGAAGTTCTAAGTCGCAGCATTGTGAAGGCAGAGCTATGGATGTAGATGACATATATGGTCACAAGACTAACGCTGAAATGTTTGAGTATATAAAAGAAAATTTGGACTTTGATCAAATGATATGGGAGTTTGGTAGTGATGAAAATCCAGATTGGATCCATGTAAGTTACCGCTCAGCAGATGAAAATAGAAAAAGATGTCTAAAGGCATATAGAGAAAACGGTAAAACTAAATACAAAGTTATATAATGAGTGCAGAGCTTTCGGAAAAATCAAAAGTTTCTTTAGATGTAAAAGCGATTGTCGGAGCAGTTGCTGGTATTATCTCAATAGCAGGTGTATGGTTTACATTAACAGCAGAAATAGCCCAACTACAATTAGATGTAATTAGAATGCAAGACGCTGTAAAGCTAAACGAAGAGTTTAGAGTTAAATGGCCTCGTGGAGAAATGGGTGCGCTACCTGATGACGCTAAACAAGATTTAAAGATAATATATCTGCAAGACGATGTTAATCAATTGAAATACATTGTTAAAGCACTCGAAATAGATAATGCTAAGAAATAAAAGAATTATGAAGTCAAAAACAAAAAAAGATTCTTGCTATCACAAAATAAAAAGATCATACAAAGTATTTCCTTCAGCATACGCTAGTGGAGCTATTGCTAAATGCCGAAAAGCTAAGGGTAAAAAGCGAAAGTAATGGCTGTTAGAAAAACTAAAAAAGGAGCCTCCCTTAAAAGATGGTTTAAAGAAAAGTGGACAGATGAAAAGGGAAACGTATGTGGTTCTACTAAAAACAAAAACACTAAAAAGTGTAGACCAAGTAAAAGAGTGAGCGGCAAGACACCTAAAACTTGGAGAGAAATGTCACCTGCAGAAAAGAAGAAAGCGGTAGCTGAAAAGAAAAGAGTAGGTATGGGTAAAAAAACATCATCATTAAAACGTAAAAAATAACATTATGCCAAAAGTAGGAAGTAAAAAATTCGCGTACACAACAAAAGGAAAAACAGCAGCTAAAGCTTACGCTAAGAAAACAGGTAAAAAGGTTGTTCCTAAAAAAAAAAATAAATACTAAAAAACCTTGCGGTTGTAAACATTAATAATTATGGCTAAGAAACAAATAAGGAAGACAACTAAGGGTGAAAAAAGAAATTACCTATCCACCAAAGAAGGAGCAGGAATGACCAAAAGAGGTGTTGCTGCTTACAGAAAGAAAAACCCAGGTAGTAAACTTAAAACAGCTGTAACAGGTAAGGTAAAAGCTGGTAGTAAAGATGCTAAAAGAAGAAAATCATTTTGTGCACGTATGAGCGGAATGCCAGGTCCTATGAAGGATAAAAAAGGCAGACCAACTAGAAAAGCAGCTGCACTTAAAAGATGGAGGTGTTAAGTTATGAGTTGGTTAAGTAGATTACTAGGAGGCGGAACCAAAGGTATTGGGGAATTAGCTAAAGATATTAGAGAAGCAATTAAAGGAAAAGAGCTTGATCCTAATAAAAAGTTAGAAATGGCCGGTAAATTGGCTGAAGTTCAAACAAAAATAAACGAAGCTGAAGCAACGCACAGAACTGTATTTGTTGCAGGCTGGAGACCTTTTATAGGCTGGGTATGTGGATTAGGTTTATTGTACGCTGTATTTATAGAGCCTTTATTAAGGTTTGTTTTTACAGTAAAAGGATGGACAATTGAGTTTCCGAAAATAGACACGACTGTTACTATGCAGGTACTATTTGGGATGTTGGGATTAGTAGGGGCGAGATCTTACGAAAAAAAGAATAAATTAACAAAGTAAAACTAAATTACTTGAATTTTAGGTAATTATAAACAAATAACAATTAAATTAAATTAAATTATGCCAAAAATTAAAAAAGAAGAGTTAGAAGCAATTGTAACTAAACAAAACGAAGTATCTAGTATTATGAACAATATAGGTATACTTGAAGCTAAAAAGCACGAGTTCCTACATTCATTTGCTAAAGTAAACGGAGAGTTAGAGGATATTAAAAAAGACCTAGAAGAAACCTATGGGCAAATAAATATCGATTTAGCAACTGGAGAGTATACTGAGGTTGAAAAAGAAGATGAGCAAGATAATTAGAAAGATAAGTATCGGTTCAGATTATAAAAATGACGCCATGCACTACGCTGTTAATCAGTCAGTGTATGGTGGTCATATTATAAAAGATATACTACACGATCCAAGTGACAATTCTTATAGCATTTATATTAAAAAAAACAACGAGGTATTAGTTTGGAAGAAATTTAATTCCAACATGGCTATCTCTGTTGAATACGATTTAGAATACTAATGAATAGTTTAGGACAGTTTATTATAAAACCACTAAACAATCGATACAACAATAAAGTAAAGGTAGGTGATAAAGATCTTATTACTAATACCAAAGTGGAAGATTGGAGATCCGTAAGCAAGGAAGCTATTGTGGTTTCAACACCCTCTGCGTTAGTAACAGATATAAAGCCAGGTGATAAAGTGATAGTGCATCACAATATATTTAGAAGATGGTATGACGTTAGAGGGACAGAAAGGAATAGTTCAACATTTTTTAAAGACAATATGTATTTTGCTAACCCCGACCAAATATATATGTATCAAAAAAACGGGGAATGGTATACTCATATGCACTACTGCTTCGTTACACCTGTAATTGAAACAGACGTTTTAAAGAGTCAAAAAGAAAAAGAACTTGTTGGTATATTAAAATACAGCAACGAGTCTTTAAAAGCGCTTAAAATTAACCCAGGAGACTTAATTGGGTTTAAACCTAACTCAGAGTTTGAGTTTGTATTTGATAACAAGCGTTTGTATTGTATGAAATCTAATGATATTGTAATTAAGTATGAAAATAAAGGAGACGAAAAAGAATATAATCCTAGCTGGGCAGATAGCCGTTGAAGAATTAATAAAGGTAGCTCGAGAAGCTATTGTGGATTCTGATGAAGATATATCTGCGGATAGATTAAAAAACGCTGCAGCTACAAAAAAGCTAGCTATTTTCGATGCCTTCGAAATACTTAATAGAATTGAAGAAGAAGCAAAGCTTTTAGAAGAAAAACCTAAGGAAGTTAAACAAGAAAAATCTTTTAAAGGTTTTGCTGAAGGTAGATCTAAGTAATGTATAAGCAAACATTGTATAGCATAGAGGATTCTTATGTTAAGCCTCAAGTTATAAAGCGAATGAATCGCTATAAGAAGTGGGAATATGGTTATAATGCAGGAGCATGACCTTGTGGTTATTAGCAAAACTGGAAAAATTGGAAAGATATATACTATCCAAAATCTTAAAATCGCTCTACCAGAAGAACCAAAAGATATCCAAAAGCGTTCAGTTAAAAAAGAAGAACAGTTTTGGAGCAGGTTGGAATACCCTAAAGAACTATCTAAAATAAAGAGTGTTTTTGATTGGGAAAAATATCCTATTGATTTTAAAGAAAAGTGGTACGAATATATAGATAAAGAATTTGAAAAAAGGGAAAAAGGTTTTTGGTTTTATAATAATGGCAATCCAACTTATATTACTGGCACTCATTATATGTACTTGCAGTGGTCCAAGATTGATGTTGGGGCAGCAGATTATAGGGAATCAAACAGACTATTCTTCATATTCTGGGAAGCTTGTAAAGCAGACAAGAGGTGTTATGGAATGTCGTATCTCAAGAATAGACGTTCAGGATTTTCATTCATGGCGTCTGGGGAGACAGTTAATATGGCCACAATATCAACGGATTCACGGTTTGGGATATTGTCCAAATCTGGTGCCGACGCAAAGAAAATGTTCACAGATAAAGTTGTACCCATTTCCAGCAATTACCCCTTTTTCTTCAAACCAATACAAGATGGAATGGACCGGCCAAAAACGGAACTCGCCTATAGGGTACCCGCGTCAAGGCTCACCAGACGTAAACTTAATGAAGGTGAAACCGAAAACGAACTAGAAGGACTAGATACAACTATTGACTGGAAGAACACGGGAGACAACTCCTATGATGGTGAAAAATTAAAACTATTAGTACACGATGAGAGTGGAAAATGGGAAAGACCAGATAATATATTAAATAACTGGCGGGTTACAAAGACTTGTTTAAGACTAGGTAGTAAGATCGTTGGTAAATGCATGATGGGTTCAACCTCTAATGCTTTAGAAAAAGGTGGTGGGAACTTTAAAAAACTTTATTATGCCTCAGATGTCACGAACAGAAACCGCAATGGACAAACTAGCTCAGGATTATATTCTTTGTTCATACCTATGGAATGGAACTACGAAGGATTCATTGATGCTTATGGATTACCTGTATTCGATAACCCGGAAAAAGAAGTCAAAGATCCTAACGGGGATTTAATAACTCATGGAGTTATAGAACATTGGGAAAATGAAGTTGAAGGATTAAAAGACGATCAAGACGGTTTAAACGAATATTATCGTCAGTTTCCAAGAACAGAGAAACACGCGTTTAGAGATGAAGCAAAAGAGTCTATATTCAATCTTACTAAGATATACGAACAAGTAGATTATAATGAAGACTTAAAAAATACAGCTGTAGTTACTACAGGTAGTTTTGCTTGGGAAAACGGAATGCAAGATACAAGGGTTGTATTTTACCCTAATAAAGACGGTAGATTCAGAATATCTTGGGTTCCTCCGAATAATCTCCAAAACCAGGTGATAATAAAGAATGGGATTAAATATCCAGGAAATGAGCATATGGGAGCCTTTGGATGTGATAGCTACGATATATCGGGGACTGTAGATAAAAGAGGTTCTAACGGAGCTTTACACGGATTAACTAAGTTTAGTATGGAAGATGCTCCTCCAAATTGTTTTTTCCTTGAATACATAGCTAGACCACAAACAGCTGAAATGTTTTTTGAAGATGTACTTATGGCCTGCGTATTTTATGGTATGCCTATATTAGCGGAAAACAATAAACCTAGATTGTTGTATCATTTCAAACGAAGAGGATACAGAGGGTACAGTATGAATAGACCAGATAAGGTTTGGAATAAGTTATCTGTAACTGAAAGAGAAATTGGTGGTATACCAAACTCAAGTGAAGATATAAAACAAGCTCACGCAGCTGCAATTGAATCATATGTAGAAACACACGTTGGATTTTTAGGTGAAGGATACGGTAATATGTATATGCAAAGAACCTTAGAAGATTGGGCGAAATTTAATATAAATAACAGAACAAAGCATGATGCTTCTATAAGTTCTGGCTTAGCTATTATGGCTTGCAATAAAAATAGATATACGCCAGTCGCTGTTAGACAAAAAAGCAAAATATCTTTACCTTTTAAAAGATACGACAATAACGGATCCATTTCGAAAATAATAAAATAAATGATAGAAACTAATTACAATAGCTCGTTTCCTACACAAACTGTTAGTGATGAAGAAAAAGCTAGCCTAGAATACGGTTTAAAAGTAGGTAGGGCGATTGAGCATGAATGGTTTGGAGGTTCCAGAGCATCAAACAATAGGTTTTCGTCAAACTACGGAAGATTTCATCAACTTAGATTGTACGCTAGAGGAGAGCAATCTATTCAAAAATATAAAGACGAGTTGTCTATAAATGGTGATTTATCTTACTTGAATTTAGATTGGAAACCAGTTCCAGTAATACCTAAGTTTGTAGATATAGTAGTTAACGGTATATCACAGAAAAATTACGATATAAAAGCTTTTGCTCAAGACCCTGAATCAAACAGGCAAAGAACAGAACACGTATCCGCTATTGTTGCAGATATGAACACTAGAGAGTTTAATGAAAAAATGATGTCTCAGTTAGGTATGGATACTTATAATGTAGAAGATCCTTCTATGTTGCCTGAGAACGAAAATCAATTATCATTATACATGCAGCTTGACTACAAGCAAAATATAGAAATAGCACAAGAAGAAGTAATTAACACTGTATTAGATACCAATAAATATACTTTAACAAAACGTAGGCTAAACTATGACTTAACAACCATAGGTATTGCGGCTACTAAAACAAGCTTTAATAAAGCTGAAGGGATTGTTGTAGATTATGTTGATCCTGCTAATTTAGTTTACTCCTATACAGAGGACCCTAACTTTGGGGATTTATATTATGTCGGTGAAGCAAAAGAAGTTGCGCTATCAGAACTTAAAAAGGAATTTCCTGCATTAAGTAATGAGGAAATGAAGGAGATAGAGAAAATGGCTGGGTCTAGTAATTATCTTAATGGTTATAGCAGTTCAGACGACAGCAAGGTTTCTTTAGTATACTTTGAATATAAAACATATAGAAATCAAGTATTCAAAATAAAAAAGACAGATCAAGGCTTAGAAAAAGCTATTGAAAAAACGGATGAGTTTAATCCACCTGAAAACGATACATTTAAAAAAGTGTCTAGGACTATAGAGGTTATTTATTCTGGTGTAAAAGTTTTAGGTTATAACAAAATACTTAAGTGGGAATTAGCAGAGAACATGACAAGACCATTTGCTGATACTACAAAGGTTTCTATGAATTACTCTATTTGCGCACCTAGAATGTATAAAGGTAAGATAGAATCTTTAGTAGGTCGTATTACTGGCTTTGCTGATATGATTCAATTAACACATTTGAAGCTACAGCAAGTAATGTCTAGAATAGTGCCAGATGGTGTATTCTTAGATATGGACGGTTTAGCTGAGGTTGATTTAGGTAATGGAACGTCGTATAACGCAGCGGAGGCTTTGAATATGTATTTCCAAACCGGTAGTGTTGTAGGTAGATCACTCACACAAGACGGGGATATGAACAGGGGTAAAATACCAGTTCAACAATTAACATCTTCATCTGGTCAAGGCAAAATAGCTTCTTTAATTAATACATACCAGTATTACTTACAAATGATTAGAGACGTGACCGGATTGAACGAAGCAAGAGACGGAAGTAATCCAGATAAAAACGCTTTAGTAGGGTTGCAAAAAATGGCCGCTAATCAATCAAATGTAGCTACGAGACATATATTACAAGGGAGTTTATATTTGACTCTTAAAACGTGTGAAAACATATCTTTAAAAGTAGCTGATGTAATAGAGTTCCCTTTAACTAGACAATCAATAGAATCCAGTATATCAATATACAATGCTGAAATACTAAAAGAAATTGTAGATTTAAACTTGCATGACTTTGGGATATTTTTAGAATTAGAGCCAGACGACGAAGAAAAGCAACAGTTAGAGCAAAACATACAAATCGCATTACAAGCTGGAGGTATTAATTTAGAGGATGCTATTGACATTAGACAAATTAAAAATATAAAGCTAGCAAACGAATCTATTAAATTCAAAAGAAAGAAAAAAGAGGAAGCTGATAGAGCGGCTAAGCAAGCAAATATACAAGCGCAAGCTCAAGCAAACGCTCAGGCAGCTGAAGCAGCGGCTATGTCGGAAGTTCAAAAGCAACAAGCATTAGCTCAAACCAAAATACAAATAGAGCAATCAAAATCTCAATTTGATATTCAAAAGTTGCAACAGGAGGCTGAAATTAAAAAGCAATTAATGGAAGTAGAATTCCAATACAATATGCAATTAGCTCAAGCTCAATACGGAGTAAAAAAAGATAACGAAAAATATAAAGAAGATCGTAAAGACGATAGAACAAAAATACAAGCAACTCAACAAAGCGAGTTAATTGATCAAAGAAAAAATGATTCTTTACCAAAGAATTTTGAATCAGCCGGGTTTGACAACCTCGGTGGATTTGGCCTAGAGCAGTTCGAGCCTAGGTGATAACTATTTACTAATTTTATAATATCATATCATGTCAGAAACAATTAAAGTAGATCTTAGAGAAGGTCCAAAAAACGTAGAGGATAACGTTACTAAGGTAAATTTATCTGAAACAAAAACAGAAGAGCAAGAAGTTGTTCAAGAAGTAGAAGATCCTAAAGTTGAGCTTGAGGAGGTAACTCAAGATAACGAAGAAGAAGTTATTACATTAGGAGAAGTGTCAAATGATTCAACTGAAGAAGAAATTCAACAAGTTATTGAATCTACACCTAAAGCAGATTTACCTGAAAACGTAGAAAAGCTAGTTGACTTCATGAAAGAAACTGGAGGAACTGTACAAGACTATGTTAGGTTAAACGCAGATTACAGTAATGTTAACGCGGATACATTGCTAACAGAATATTACAAACAAACAAAGTCACATTTAGATGCTGCTGAAATTGATTTCTTAATGGAAGACAGTTTTGAATTTGACGAAGAAATAGATGAGGAGCGAGACATCCGCAAAAAGAAACTCGCAAAAAAAGAAGAGGTTGCAAAAGCAAAAAAGTTTTTAGAAGGTCTGAAAGACAAATATTACTCGGAGATCAAGTTGAGACCAGGTATGTCACCAGAACAAAAAGAAGCTTCGGAGTTTTTTAACCGATACAATGAGAATCAGAAAATAGCTGAGCAACAGCACTCTGCATTTAAAGAGAGTACTAAACAAATGTTTAACCAAGATTTCAAAGGTTTTGATTTCAAATTAGGTGAAAAAACATTTAGATATGGTATTCAAAATGTAAGTAAAGTTGCAGAAAACCAATCAAACATTAATAACCTTATTGGGAAGTTCCTAAATGACAAAGGTGAAGTAACGGATACGAAAGGTTATCACAAAGCTATTTATGCTGCTGAAAATGTAGATACTATTGCAAAACACTTTTATGAGCAAGGCAAGGCCGATGCAGTAAAGGATGTTGTAGCAAGTTCTAAAAACACTAGTGCAGAAGCGAGGTCGACGGCGCCTTCTGAAGTTACTGTTGGTGGATTTAAAGTACGAGCAATAAGTGGTGTTGATTCTTCAAAACTAAAGATTAAAAAAACATTTAACAATTAACATTAAAAACATTTTATTATGGCATTAACAGGTGGATCAGGCTTAACGCCTTTCGCAAAAAAATCGGTATTATCAACAAACTATATCGACTTTACAAGTGCTGACGCAAACAGTGCAAACTGGGCTCAGCAATACATTCCAGAAGTATACGAAGCAGAAGTTGAAAGATACGGAAATCGTACTATTGGAGGATTTTTAAAAATGGTAGGAGCTGAAATTCCTATGACTTCTGATCAAGTAGTATGGTCGGAGCAAAACAGATTACACGTTTCTTACGAAGATTTAAGTCTTTCTGCTGCAGGAGCATTAAGTTCATTACCGGCTAATAACGTTATAGCTGTTGGACAAACTATTTTAGTTATCAAGGCTGACGGAAGTGCATCTGCAAAAGCTTATGTATCTGCAATCACGAATGGAACTACTGTAGCTATTAAAGGTTACTCTAAAAGTGTATCTGAAATTCACGCTTTAGTTGGAGCAACTGGAGTAAAGGTATTTGTTTATGGATCTGAATACAAAAAAGGAACTGATACTACTGCTGTATCTGTAGAGCCTTCTTTCACTCAGTTTTCTAACAAACCAATTATTATTAAAGATAAGTATGAAGTAAGTGGATCTGACGCATCTCAAATTGGATGGGTAGAAGTAACCACTGAAGGAGGAGACTCTGGATACTTATGGTACTTAAAAGGTGAAGGAGAAACTCGTTTACGTTTTGAAGACTATTTAGAAATGGCTGTAATTGAAGGAGAGAAGAAATCAGGTAACGGAGATGTTCCAACTGGAATTGAAGGTACTGAAGGTTTATTCGCTGCTGTATCAGGTAGAGGACAAGTTGACAACGCGTTTGCTGGATCATTAACTGACTTTGACAACATTCTTAAAGGATTAGATAAAGAAGGATCTATTGAAGAAAACATGTTATTCTTGAACAGAACTACTGCTTTAGCTTTTGACGATATGCTAGGAGCTATAAATGCTAATTACGACGGAGGTACTTCTTTTGGAGTATTCAACAACTCTGAGCAAATGGCATTAAACTTAGGTTTCTCTGGATTCAGAAGAGGTTCTTACGACTTCTACAAAACTGACTGGAAATACTTAAACGATGCTTCTACAAGAGGAATTGCTGCTGACGCTTCTGTTAACGGTATTCTTGTACCTGCTGGAACTTCAACTGTATATGACCAATCACTTGGACAAAATATCAGACGTCCATTCTTACACGTTCGTTATAGAGCTTCTGAAGCTGACGACAGAAGAATGAAGTCTTGGTTAACTGGATCAGTTGGTGGAGCTGCTACATCTTCTTTGGATGCAATGGAAGTTCACTTCTTATCTGAAAGATGTTTATGTGTACAAGGTGCTAACAACTTTGTATTATTCACATAATCAAGAGTATATTATTGTAATTTTTACCCTCGTATAATTTACGGGGGTAACTATTACCTTTATTAAATTATTAAATCTTATTATATTATGGCTAAACAAGCTACAGCAAAAAAAGTAGAGGTTGCACCTCAACCAATAGTAGAAACTAAAAAAGTGTCTACACCAGTACAACCTACAGAACCAAAGTGGGAAATAAAAGACAGAAGCTATTACTTAGCTGGAAATGAAGAGCCTTTAACATTTAGACTTAAAGCTAGACATTCAAGATTAAAACCTTTGCTTTACTTTGATGAAGAGCAAGGTATTCAAAAAGAAATTAGATATGCAACTAATCAGCAATCTCCATTTGTACAAGATCAAAACGGAGAGGCTACATTAGGGCAAATTGTTTTTGAAAACGGTATATTATCTGTACCTAAACAAAAGCAAAATTTACAAAAACTATTATCATTATTCCATCCTGACTTAAACAGTAAATATTACGAGTTTGATGCTCAAGAGGAAGCTAAAGATGATTTAGAAGATTTAGAACTAGAATTTGAAGCAATCTCCGCTGCAAGAACAATGGATGTTGATCAAGCAGAAGCAATATTACGAGTTGAAAAAGGCTCTGAAGTATCTTCTATGAGTTCTAAAGAAATAAAAAGAGATTTATATATCTTTGCTAAAAGTAATCCAAGTTTGTTCATAGAACTAGCTAATGACGATAACGTTCATTTACGTAACGTAGCTATTAAAGCAACAGAAACTGGTATCATAACTTTAAGCGGAGACAATAGGACATTCAACTGGGCTAGCAATAACAGAAAGTTAATGACTGTACCTTTTGATGAAAATCCTTATTCTGCTATGGCTGCCTACTTTAAGACAGACGAAGGTATTGAAGTTTTAAAGTCAATAGAGAAAAAACTAAATTAATGTGTAATAATCAATATATGCCGGCTGTTAAAAGCGGTCGGCTATATTACAACAAGTAACCTAAAAAAGTAAAAATGGCTATAAACATAAACTCAGTTTATAAAGCTGTTCTAGTTGTTCTAGAGCAAGGAAAAAGAGGTGTTTTGACGCCAAATGAATTTAGCAAAATTGCCACTCAGGCACAGCAAGAAATATTTACTCAATATTTTGATGANTTNAATCANTTGNTTAGGNATGCCTCAAACTTCATTAGCTTATGCTGATAGGATGGCTTTGTTAGATGAAAAAATATCAATATTTAAAACAAACGAAACCTTAGCTTTAACTAACTCAAAAGTAACACCAACTTCAGCTGTTCAAGAACTAGGTTCTGTAATATATAGCAATAGAGAAGCCCAAAGAATACAGCAGTATGAGATTTATACAACAAATCAATCTCCATTAACTGCACCTACAGCTTATTATCCTGTTTACACCTACGAAGGAGGAGAAATAACTTTATTCCCAACACTTACTGG